AGTAAAATATCACCTATTGCATCTTTAATTCTATCTTCAGTAGGTTTAAGACCGTAGTTTCCACGACCTTCTATTTCTACTTTTTTCTCAATATCATTTTTAAAAAATATTGTACATTTACCTGTGCCCAATACTTCATAATGAATATCTGCGATTGAAACTTTTGGTTCCGAAGTCGCATTGTTTGAGTTTACTACATCAACTAAAGTTTGTTCTTCTTCACTTCCAACTCCATTCGCTTTAACTATTATGTTAAAACTATTATCAGTTAGTTTTGTAGCACTAATCGTCATTAACTTCTTGGCGATCCAACAGCAGATGCGTGACCATCAGCCATTGTAATTTTGTCTTTAGGGTGTTTTTCAATTATTACTGTGTCACCCGCTGCGTGTAAATAAACTTGACCTAATACAGTACTGTCCTCACTTCTAACTTCAATAGTTTGTGTTGCACCTGTTGCAGTACATCTTACAAAGTGAGCGCCACCAATGTTATTAAGCGAGGGATTGTTTACAACATTACCTTTTGCTATAACTGTTGACATTTATTTTTCTCCTAATTTTTCAATTACTTCTTTATCAAAGTAATCTTCTATTTGTTTAACACTTAAATTATGTAAACTCGCAACTGTCTTAATTGCCTCGTCAAACTTTTCTACTATATTGCCTTTACTTTCGTCTACAAATTTAAAGACATCTTTTACAGCATCTTTCATACTAGGTGAAAGATCACTATAAGTTTTAGAATCAATAAAAAGATTCTCTTTAATTATTCTGCTTACCTGCATTTACATCTACTCCTACCATAGTATCTGGTGTACCATCTGGTTGTGATAAGTCTATTTGTGCCTCACCATCTTTACCAGCATCAGTAGTTGGCACTACTTCGCCCTCTTTTGTAAATGTACCTGGATCAGCGATTTCTGGTTTAGGGTCACTATGAGGTTCTGCCTCAACATTTCCATTAAACAAATTACCAGCCATATCTTTTCTTGCTTGATCTAATTGATTACCGACTTTAACTCTTAAAGCATCTTTAAACGCTTCACCAGCACCAGCGTTGTCGCCTGCCGCAAGTTTGTCAATAAAGTTTTTTGTTTCTTCACTCATTATTTTTTCTCCTCAGTCACTTGAGCCATTGGACTTTGAATAATACCATCATCAATTTCTTTTTTGATTTCATTATCCATTTTCTCAATTTCTCTATCGTTTTGTTTTAATACATTTTTTCTTATGTAGTTTACAGAATAAAACTTACCAACATATTCTCTCATTTCATTCGCCAATGCTAATCTTTCTCTTAAAAGTTCTGTATTTTTAAGTTCAGCAAAATGTCCATCTTGTACGAAATCATATTGAATACACTCTTTAACCATCTGCCAATCGTTTTCACTAATTACTTGTTTTAAAACTAATTGTGTTCTTAACAAATCATTGAATAGTTCAGTAAATTTCTTTCTTAATCTTTGTACAAACTTTGTAAATTTAAGTTCGTCTCTTGTTATTTCAGATGCTCTACCTAGATTAAAACCTTGTGAGCTTTCTAATCTACTTACAGGAACATTTAAAGAACGATATAGTTTCGCTCTAAAATATTCTACATCTGCCATTTCACCTAGGTTTTGACCACCAGGTAAAGTTGATATGTCAGTTCCTCTACCACCTTCTCTACTTGGTAGCCAGAAGTCTTCTAACATTGACATATAATTTCTATCGTCTCTTATCTCACCTGTGCTTGCGTCATATACAAGTTTGTTTCTATATCTTGCCATAACGTCTCGTAAGTATTGTTCTGCCTTTTGTTTAGGTAGATTACCTACATCAATTTTAAAGATACGTCTTTCAGGCGCTCTAGCAATTCTATAAATTACCACTGCGTCTTCAATCATTCTTAATTGATTAACAGGTTTAATCGCTTTATGTAAATAAGATAACACCATATTTTTATTTTGATCTATGATACCTGACGCACAAAATGCGATAGTATCTGGCGCTATCTTAATACCCGCTGTACCAGTTGTACCTGATACGCCTCTTTCGTTGTATAAAAAGTATTCAACATATTCATCAACAACTGCGAGACTATTTAAAGATGATGGACTAGGAACGTCAGGTCTTTTCTTTCTAACTTCTCTAATCTTTTTAATCTTTCTAGGGTCAATATATTTAAGTTCTACAATACCCTTTTTAGGATTTTCTCTATCAATAATCTTTTGATAGAATATTCTACCATCAACATACCATCTTCTAAATATGTCGTGGCCTTTTGTACCGAAGTTCATTAATCTTAAAACTTCAATAAATTCGTCTTCTATTTTTCTTTGTATTTCTCTTCCGTAAGGTAAGTTATTAAACTGTACTCTCACTGCGTCTTTCAATTCATTAGCGACAATCGCTTCATTGACAATATCCTCTATTGCCATATCACATTCTGGGTGTATTGCTATTTCTCTATATCTACGAATCAGGTCTTGTTCTGTCTTCGCAGTACCTTCCATATCCAAATATGAACCAAAGTGACCTCCTGCCGCAACCGTTTGTGTACCGTCATCGGCTTGAGCTGTCGTAAAACTTTGTTTTGGATCTGCTTGTTTTTTGAGTCGTGTAATACTAAACCCGAACAATTCTGCCATAATTTATCTCCTTACCTAATACTTATATGTGTTTTAAAAGAGGGGCCGAAGCCCCTCTAGTTTAAATATTAAGTCGTTGTTCTTGCATCAAAGAATTGGTACTCTAAAGTCACCTCAAATTGCTCAATCGCACCAGCTTCTTCGTAGTCTAGTGGGATACCAGCAATTCCTGTAGGATATACACCTCTTAAAGTGTATGACTTGATAGTATTACCGTTTCTGTCAAGGTGATCTAGGAACGCATCCACTTGATAGTCAACTGGATTTGTTAGTCCTTCGTTATCACTCATATTGTTTATACCGTTTTGCCATCTTTCAAATGCATCTCTTAATTTGAAATTTGTATCGTTATAAACAGTGACTGACCAACTTGGGATCGTTCTGTCACCAGCAATCTTAATCGCTCTACCTCTAAATGGAACATTAATGTTCGCAATTTCCATTGAAGGAATTGAAGTAGCTCTACATAAGAAAGCCAGTTCTTCTATCTCACCACCAACACTTGCATAACCAGGGAAAGGCATAGTCACCTTAAACTGATTGGCTCTTGCGCCACCGCCTGCAAGTTTAGCTTTAAAGTCTGAAATGTTTGCCATTTTCTATTCTCCTCTACTATTAACCTGCAACTTCGTCAAAAGAGACGCCAGTTCGGGTTGCGACAAAAGATAATGTGATAAAGTTGATACTTCTTGCTGGTTTAATGAATATTTCAGCAACAAATTCGTTTCTATCAATTACTTCGCCTGTGTTGTTAGTTTCATCACACACTACTAAAAAGTCAGTGATACCTCTTCTGCCTTGTATTTCTCGTAAGAATGGTTCAACGATATTTCTAAAGTTTGCTCTAGTAAACTCGTCATTAAATTCAAACAACTGAAATTTAGAAGCAGTAGCGATTGCTTTTTCTAGTAATATAAACAATCTTCTTACATTGATTCTATCAAATGCGCTAGGTGTAGTTAATCCTGTTTTATCACCAAATAAAACTGTACCTTGACCAGGGAAAGTAGCAACTGGGTTGACTCTCGCTGGATATAGTATGTCTCTTTGTGCTTTAGTAGGATTAAACGCCAACTTAACTGCGCCTCTAATAATACCTCTGTTTAATCCTGCAGGACTAAACCAAGCGTCATTAGTTAAATCGGTTCTAGCAGCCAAGCCAGCCATATCTCCGTTTAGTGGAACATATCTGAATACATCATTGTATCTGTCGTACATATATTTGTATCCACTATCGAATACAACATATGAAGATGAACGAATACCATTGAAGAAGTCTAGTACATTGTTAGTTTGTGTAATTGCAGAAGCAACACCAACTACATCAGCTCTTTGTGGACTTGCAAATACAACACAATCTTTTCTTGTTTCAGCAATTGTAATTAAATCACCGATTAAGTTTGCGCTTGCATTACCAGCCATTATTAAGCTAACATCAATCGTTTCACTATCTTGGAATAGTTCAAAAGCAGATTTTCTTACACCATCACTTGCTGTACCATCTACACCACCTGTAAAAGATAATGTGATAGGAGCAGTAACATCTGTAAATGTTTTATTTGCTTTTGCGTCTCCCCAATTAGTTCCGTTTGAGTTGTGGTCTCCCCAATATATTAGTGAAGATTTTTTAAAGATTACTTCAGGATAGAAATTGTTACTACCTTGAGCGTCTTTAGCGTCTGAAGCTTTTGACACATTTTCAAACTTCTCTAATACTTCGCCACTTGTTCCGTTTATAGTACCATCTGAATCTACTACTACTATGTGCATTTCATCACCAGAACCACCAGCCGCAGATACATCAGGAGAAGTTCCTGGAGCACCAGACACTTGGTCATAATACTTCCATCTTCTTCTAACATTTGCACCGTTAGTAATAATTCTAGTTAACCCACCTGATCCAGTTTTTCTTTTGATAGTTAAGTC